CGTGCCCGACGCCAGGTCGAGCTGCTGGGCAAAGTTCACCCGCGACGACGGAGCACCGAAATCGGCCGTGCCCGTCAGCACCGCCGCCAGGTCCACCGAGACACGGCTGGTCAAAGCCATGAGTTTCGCCCTTCGAGAGAAATGTTCAGCTAGCGAACGCGTCCACGTGGATCACGAACCGGATGTCGGCGATCGCGCCTTCGTCGGTCTGCCACGGCGTGTAGGTCTCGGCCGACAGCCGCGTTTGCATCACCACGCCGCCCAGCGTCGGATTCAGCGCCAGATAGTCCGCCACGGCCTGCAACAGCTCGTACACCCGGTCCCGGACCGCCTTGGCATCGGTGTCACCCGAGAACGTCGACGCCAGGCAGGAGATGTCGTAGGACTCCCGGTCCGGTTCCCGCGCCAACTGCTCGCGGGTGCGGGTCGACTCCACACCCGGCTCACCGGCAACGCCGCTGAACCCGATGCAGATCACATCGACCTCGGTGGTGATCGGCTGGCCGTCGGAGATCTGCACGTCCGGGACCGCCGCGGTCAGGCCCGACACCAGCGCGTCCAGCGCCGCCGGGACCGTGGAGACGGTTGTCATGCGGCACGATCCGGCTCAAGCACCGGCCACGCCTCGGTCAGCCAGCCGATCGCTTCTGTCCACGTGGCGAAGCACCGCCGCTTTCCCCAGCAGGCACCGTCCGGGCACCACTCGTAGACGCCCCATGGCCGCTCAGGGACGACCGACCACTCGGGACGGTCCTTCCTGATGCGCCAGTTCGTCATCACGCCACCCCCGGAACCGGGTCGCCCAGCAGCTCCAGCGCGCGCCGCGGCACCGAGAACGTCGACCCGCCCGCGGACGCCGTGACCAGCTCGGTCTCACCCAGTTGCGGTCGGCCGCCGCCGACGCCCCGCTGCGTCTCCCACATGTGCTTGATGATGATCAGCGCCGCGCGGGAGATGTTCGCCGCCACCGACGACCTCCCCGCCACGTACTCGACGTCGATGTTGCCGACGCCGTACCGCCAGCAGTACGGCACGCCGGACAGGACCCGGCGCAGGATCCCCGCCTCGGCGTCCAGCCAGTAGCCGCCGGCGTCCACCTCGGTGCCGGACTCGGTCACGGACGTGACCGACAGGACCGGGGCGTGTGACAACGTCAGCGACTCCCGGCCGCCGTCGAAGGTCTCGGTGTGGGTGGTGCGGACCACGGCGCCGACGTGGTTCTCGATGACCTCGGTCGCCGCCAGCACGAACCCGCGCAGCTCCTCGTCGTCGGTGGTGCGGGCCAGCGGGATGTTCAGGTGCCGTTTGGTGTCGGCCAGGCTCACCAACTGCCGCGGGTCGGCGGCCAGCACCTCGAACACGTCGCTGTAGGCGAACACCGGGTCCGTCGTGACCAGCCGCCACACGTGCCGCCCGGCCTGCGTCGTGGTGTAGTCCACGACCACCTTGCCGGTCTCGGCGGGCGGCAGACTCACCGACGGCGTTGCAGTCGTCCCGTCGGGCAGCGTGATCGTCAACGTCGCCGTGGCCGGGTCGGCCAGGGTCCCGCCGGCGTCGCGGACGTCCACCGCCACCCGGTAGACGCCCCCAAGGTCGATCACGCCTCAGCCGCTCCTGCGCGGGCTACGCGGCCTGCTCGCGGCCTTCGACCTGACGGACTTCGCCTCGGCCTCCGGCTTGGGCTCGGCACGTTCCTGCACGTCCTCGGCGGGCGGGACGGCCTTCTCGACGGGCCGCTCGGCGACCGGATCGGCCATGCCCGCCGCGCACAGGTCCGCGGCCTCGGCGTCGGGCAGGTCGACGGCCTCACCGCGCGGCGGCCACGGGACCCCGTCGCGGGTACCGGACAGTTCGACCTTGAGCCTGATCTTCATCCCGTCGCCTCTCAGGAGTGGCTGACCGGCTTGAACCGGGGCGCGCCGAGGATGAACGTCGCGGAGTACACCCCGCCCGTGGACGGGGACCCCGTCACGGTGGACACCGCCCGCACGTACCGCTTGGTTGGTCGCACCTCGACCATCGTCACCGCCTCGTCGGCGTCGTCGGCCAGGGTCGGCAGCGTGCCGCGCACGTTCCCCGCGGCGACGGCGGCCCAGCCGGTGGAGCCGTCCGCCGACTCCTGCACGGTGATGGCGTGGTCCCCGTCGGTGACGGTCCCGGCGTCGACGACCAGCACCACATCCTGCATGCCGCCGTTCTGCACGGTGTCGACCGCGGACCCGTTCGCCGTAGCCGTACGCGCGGCCGGGCCGAGCGACCGCACGACGACGACGTCGTCATAGGTGGGCATCTCTTCCCCTTCTGCTGGAACGGCCGGGCGGGCCCCCTCGCGTGAAACCCGCCCGGCCGCGTTCTGGTGAGACCGAGCCGCAGGACCCTAACTGGCGTTCCCGATGAAGTACTTCACCGCGCCGGTGAGGTCGACCAGCGCCGAGTCCGCACGCATCAGGGCCCTGAAGGAGACCAGGTCGGACCCGAATGCGTAGTCGTCGCTGCGCTCGAACCTGATCCCTCCGGCGAGCCGGACGAAGTACTGCGAGAAATCCCCGAACAGCACCGACTTGGCGCTGTTGGCGACCGCCGGGACGTTCGGGTCGGTCAAGACCGGCTTGCCCAGGATGGTGTCCGGGGCGCCGGCGACGAGCGACGGCTGCCACAGGTACTGGCCGTTCTCGTCCTTGAGCTTGCGGACCTCACCCGCCGTCGCGTCCTTCATCAGCCACCGGCAGGCGGTACTCATCCGGTACGGCGCGATCACCGAGTAGAACAGGTCGATGAGATCGTCCGCGGTGAACCCACCGGCCGGTGTCGCGCTGGCCGCGCCGGTCTTGCCGAGGGTCGCGTCGGTCACCACGCCGCGCGGCTGCGAGGACCCGGTGCCGGTGACGGCGTGCGCGCCGAACGCGTTGCCCAGCGCCCGCCCGGCCTGCATGGCCAGGTAGCCCTCCAGGTCCACGCCGGTGTCGGTCAGCAGCTCCCGGGACACCTGGATCATGGTTCCGTACTTGTAGGCGCCCAGGGTGACCTGCCCGAACGCGGGGTCCGACTCGGAGATCGAGCCCGCCTCGGTGACGATCGCCGCGCTGGAATGCGACGTGGTCTTGGGAACCTGAATGGACTCGCCCGAGGCGGTGTTCAGGATCGTCGCGCCGGACTGCATGATGGCGCTGGTCTCGATCAGATGCGCGACAAGCCGGTCGTAGAAGCTGGTCGGGACCGTGTTGGCGCCCGCGCTGGCCGACAGCTTGGACAGGTCACGGAAGTTCACCGGGCCGGTCGGCTTGACCTCGTAGGCGCGCGGGCCCTCGCCGCGCAGGAACGCCCGCAGTTCCTCGTCGGTGTGCTGCCGCTGCTGCACGCCGGGCTCGGCGGGCTTACCCGCCACCCGCTCGAACGCCTCGTCGGCGGCCTTGGCGCGCTCCTCGACCTCCAACGCCGACTTGATGCGCTTGTCCAGGGCGTCCAGTTCGCCGTTCAGGCCGTCCCAGGTGCCCTGCTCCTCCGCGGTGAACGCGCGGTTCTCCTCGGCTGCGCGGTCGGCCAGCTCCTTCGCCTGCTCCCAGACGTTGGCACGCCGGTCCCGCAGCCTCTTGACGATCTCGCTCACGGCGAGACCTCCCCTCAAGGTCGTTCGCTTGCATGGCTGCGAGGTGCTGGATGGCTACCCCGACCCGCTGTCACCCGGCGGGCTCGACAAATCCGCTTGTCCCCGGGCCTGCGCTACCGCAGGGCAGGGCGACCACCGGTGGCTGATGCCTGCCAGTGGCCCCTGGAATAGACCCTGGACTTACGCCCAGGGGTCGGACCGGCGGGCCAGCAGCGCCGCCGCCGCGGCCGGCCCGAACGTGCGCTTCTCCTTCTTGACCGGCTTACCGGACCTGTCGGTGCGCACGAAGAACTTGCGCAGCTCGTCGGCCTCGGCGAGCTTGCGGACCTCTTCCACATCGGCGCCCACGTGCGCCGCCAGCGACCGCATCGACGCCGAGGTGTCGGTGTAGGCCGGGGTGTTCACCGGCGCCACGTCGATGAGCTGAACGCTGTGCAGGCGGCGCGTCGGGAACCCCTGGTCGTTTACGCCCCACTCGTCGCCCTCGGGCATCACCCGGAACGCGAACGAGCTCTTGCGGACGTCGCCGCGCGCCACCAGCTCCACGATGTCGGCTCGCGAGGACGGCGGATCCACGTCGTAGGTCAGGCCCGTGTCGTCCACCGACAGATGAAGCGTCCCGCCGCCGGTGCTGCCCAGCAGCATGTTGTCGTCGTGGTTGTACCGGGCGATCACGTCCGGCCAGCCGTCCCCGCGGCTCTTGTTGAACGCGCTGCGCTCCACGACCTCGACGAACCCGCCCAGGTTCTGCGAGTAGCGGTTGAAAATGGCGGCGTACCCGCCGATGCGGCGGCGCTCACCATCCGCCCGCACCTCCACTGGCACCGCGGTGAACCGGCGCTCCAGCTCGATCGTCACTGTCCTGTCCTTCCGGTCACACGTAGCGGCACCACGGCGCCCTCCCCATTGCCATCCCCGGCCGCCGGCGACGGCTCCGCCCCGGCCTTCAGCGGCTCGTAACCGGCGCCCTGGCCGTCGGGCAGCGGCGCCATGTCCTCCAGCGCCCGGATCTCATCGCGCGACAGCACGCCGATCTCCCGCGCCGTCTTGTAGTTCGCCCACCGCGTGCTGGAGTCCGCGCGGATCAGCGCATCGGCGTTGAACCGCACGTACTGCGAGGACGGCAGCAGCCGATTAAACGCCGACTCCAGCTTGGTCAGCCACGGCAGCAGCGTGAACTGCAAGAACTGAATCGCCTGCATCTCGGTGTTGGCGTAGGTCATGCTCGCGCCGGACTCGCCGCCGAGCATCTCCGGCGGAATGCCGTACACGTTCGCGATCTGCGTCGCCGACAGCCGCATCGTCTCCACGAACTTCGCCTCATTCGGAGACACCGAGATCGGCTCGAACTCCCAATCCCGGCCGTACACGATCGGCTGACGCGACCGGATCGCCGACGTCAGCCGCGCCTTGATGACGTTGGCGTCCTTCTGATCCACCGTCTGCTCGGTGTTGCGGAACGTGGCTGGCGGCACCCCGCCCGCGGCGAACCAGTCCTGGCTGAACTGCTGCGCCGCAAGGCCCGTCGACACCGTCGCCGCGAACGCCTGCAACGGCGACAGGCCCCACACCCGGCCCGGCAGCGTGAACCACGGGATGTGGACGATGTCCTCGGCCGGGACGACGCGGCCCTGCCAATACCAGATCGGGTCGGTGAACGACCCGGGACCGAACATCTGATCGTCCTGGACGTGCACCTCGTCCGGGTTCAGCCACTCCACCATCGTCGGGAACTCGAAGTCGTCCCGCGCCGTGACTAGCCCGACCGCGTTACCCCGGTACACCATGGACGTCACCGCGCGGAACAGCCAGTCGTACAAGGTCCCCTGCACGCTGGGATTCCAGAACAGGTCCGGGACACGCTCCAGCTTGACCCTGGCACTGCCCGACCGCCGGTAGGTCTGCAACGGCAGCGACGCCACCGACGACGCCAGCAGCCGGCCCGCAGCGTACACGGGCGCAAGCTGAAGCGCCCGCTGCACGTCCACCTGCGCGGGCGCCGCCGGACCACCCTGCTCCCACGGCACCGACGTAATAGCGCGCTGCTCGACGCGGCGCCGCCACGGCCACCTCACCACACGCTCCCCAACAGGTCGTATGCCGGTTGTGTCTCCAGCAGCCACGCCGCGCCCGTCGCCGACACGATCGGGGAGATATCCGCCGACTTGCGCCGCGACCACGTCCACAGGTCGTCACCCACGAACCGCTTCACCGCGCCCGCCAGCGCCGCCTCGTACTCCGGCCGCCCGTCATGGGTGATGCCGCGCGTCGCCACCAGCTTCTCCAGGTGCCCGCACGCCCGGCCCATGTCCTGCGCGGTGAACAACTCCACCCGGATCCCCAGCTCCTCCAGGCCCGGCAGCAGCGCCGACACCGCCCCGGCCGCGAACGCCGCGAACCTCGCCCCCGGATACCGGTCCGCCAGCTCCTTCACACGCCCCCCAGGGCCCTCCAACCACGCCGCGCCGGCCCGATAGTCCGCCAGCTCCAGATGAGGACGGCCCTCACGCAACACCGCCGCGCTGATACTGGCCGACGACAGGCCCGGCGAGCAGTCGATGAAGAAGCACGGCGTCCCCTCCGGCCGCTCAGGCAAGTCCACAAAGCACGCCGCCCAGTCCGCGGGCTCGATCGGCCGCTGCTCGTCCTCCGGCAGGTCAAACCAGCCCAGCCGCTCCCGCCCGAATTCGGCCACCGGCAGCGCCCGCCGCTCCGACCGCACATACTCGTAGGTGATCCGCCGCCCCAGCGCCGGATTCGCCAGCGGCCACAGCGACTCATCGTCCAGCGCACACCCCGGCTCGGCCCCCGCCGCGTGCGTGCAGTCACGGCCACGCTCGCACGGCGGGTCATCCCACCCGCCCGGCGCGCACCACTCCACCCAGATCAGCGACGGATCCCCGCCTTTGCGGCCGCGATCCCGCAGCGACCGCAGATAATCGCTCGACCCCAGCCCCGCCGACGACCCGTACACGATCTGCGGATCCTCACGCGCCGACAACGTCGGGATCAGCGCACCCATGCTCTCCGCGGACAAGAACAGCGCCTCGTCCATCACCAGGCGCTTACCGCCCAGGCCACGCCCGCCGCCCTTCGACCGGGCCAGGAACTCCAGCCGCGCACCGCTGTGCAGCTCGACGGCCTCCTCGCCGTTGGCGTAGGTGACCTTCTTCACCCGCCGCGACAAGTCCGCGCACCCGTCGATCAGCCGCACCACGTCCGCGAACGCGTCCCGCGCCGTCCGGAACAGGTGCGCCGTCCACACGATCCGGTCCGCGTCGAACAAGAACAAGTCCGCCAGCACCACCGGCAGGATGCAGCCTGAGGTCTTGCCGTTCTGCCGGCTTTGGACGACCGCGGCCTCCAACGCCACCCACCGGCCACCCGGCCCGTAGGACAGCATCGCGTCCACCGCAAGCCGCTGCTCGGCATCCAGCGTCCGCCCAGCCATCTCCGCCAGGTCGATCGCCTCGTCCCCGTACGACCCGGCCCGCTCCGGCACCCACAAATGCGCCGGCCGGACCAGCTCAGCCTCAGCCACCCGACGCCTTCCGCCGGCGCCGCTCCGCCAGCTCATCCAAGCGATCCGCCGCCTTCGGCGCGTCAGCGAGCGCGGCATCCATCACCGCGCGCAACTCCCTCGACAGCGACGCCTTCGCCGCCCCGGTGTCGAACTGCGACCCCATCAGGCCCGCCAGCACCACCGCCTGCTGCCCCAACGCCGTTTCCAGCCGGTCAGCGGCCTCCAGCTCGGCCCGCACCGCCTGCACGAGCGGGCTCGCCGCCGCATCACCCGGCTGCGGCGCAAGCTCAACAACCTCGGCCGATCCGGCCTTGCCTGGCTTGCCCGGCTTGCGATGCGCCCGCGAGCGGCACGTGCTGCCGCAGAACCTCGCGTTGGACCGCTTCGGCGTAAACGGCCGACCGCACGACTCACACTCACGCGTCACCGCGACCTCCCTAAACGTCGCACCGCAGCACAACGGAGAGAATTTTGAG